CCATAAGACGAGATGGTAAACATTTTATACGCATCTGACACCCTCACCCTGGGTGCCTAGGGGTGTTTCTGTGGATTCTTCACGACACGACGGCCAGATGGCTCTTTTCGTGTTCGCTTCTTCCGGCGTTGTGGTCGCCCTGCTGTTTTCCATGCTTCTCCCTCTTTTGTTTCCTCGTGTACGGCGTCGACCGTAGAGGGAGGGACCTGTTCTTCCATTTCCTTTGTTTCGACATTATCGTCGAGTAGCGGAGGTAAGACATCTCCGTCAACAACGACCGGCAGGCTAATTGGAGTTGCCGGCTCAATTTCGACACAAAGTGGGGCCGCCAGTAAGGCTGTGAGGTTGGCGGTCCCTGAAAGCCAACGGTTAAAGACATTGCGTTCAAATTCCGGAAACAAACGCTCGAATTCAGCGTCCATCCATCCGTCATGGTTTTCATTAGGGAATTGGACGGACTGGTCAAACTTTGACCACCATGGTTGGATGCCATGGTCCGTATATCGAGTCCATCCAGCAAAGTCGACAACACGTTTACAGAATTGTCCAATGACTGGAGTGTTCCCATCAGTGGCGACAAACCCGCTCGATTTCTCAAGAAGTTTTTCTTGAGCGCTAACGTTAGCCGGTAACCGCACTGTAGTGTGGAATTTGGACAGCTGTCTTCTAACATCGCACATACTATTAGGATCTCCGTACCATACATTCGGTGTATAATAGCGAGCCAGAAAGGTGACTCCTGGCTCACCTCTGTCGATGGTGGCGGCTTCAAGTACCAGACCGACCCGTGTAGCGGCCCACTCATGGGCATCTGTTGGGAGGTCAGGGTCGAGACCGTCATCGCCAAGGTGTATTCCGAGTTTGGCAAAGGCTCCATCGGGAGTGTAATAGTCTCCGGTGGGGCTTCGTGTGTGGCGGTATCCAAGGTACGCAGCAAAGGCTGCGCGCAAAGTTTGTGAGACGCTCGTAGCAGGGCATCCACTGCCGTGTGATGTTCCTTGTTCGAATGTTGTTCCTTCTGGCAGAAATCCGACATTTCCACTGTTTCTTTTCAATAATTCATTTACCACGTCCCGGTGGTCTCCAAAGGCCTTAATAAAGACCAACTTATCCACCCTCCTCAAAACTGCTGTGATAGTGCCGTCCATGCGGTGATAATCTGAAACGTTTACGAATCTAGATTCACGGCATATATCGGCAACTCTGTGGGCGATTTCTAGGGGCGTTTTTCCCGGAGCATACCATTCAAACTTCTTACAATGCTGTGACAATGCAAGTGCGAATTGCGACATTAGCAATTTATCGCTATCGTTGTAGGTTGAAATATTCCGGGGATCTTTTATTCCAGGATAGGCTTCGGCTTTTAAAAAGCACTTTAGAATCCTTTTCTGGAAAGGCCCAGCCACAGCAGCTTTCTTCAGGGAAAGCTTTTGTTGGGGACGTGTTTGTTTGGAAGCAACATGCTCAACATCCACAGGATGGAGCAGAACATCTCCCACGACCAATTCCGCAAATTCTATCATGCATCTGTCAACAAATGCATTAGGTTTCGGCTCGGGTTTCTTTAGCTTATTCACCCTGCCTTCGATACAGCGCTCCTCGGAGCGTTTGTTAAAAACGGGGGTAAATGCGCCATGCACTAGTGGACTCATAAAGGCCACGAGCTTAGCGCGATCGGACGAATGATATTCTTGAACGTTATAATCATATGTCCTCACTGCTTCCGAAACGGGGTAAACTGTCGGGATTTTGGTACCATTAGCGACCTGTCGACAGTATGCTGTCAACACTGCGGCTGCCCTACGGTTATCTGTTCCCAACCACGAAGCTGTGGTCGGGATGACAATGTCGGCAGCCCCGAGTTTTGAGGTCACTTGAACAGCGCTGTCTGTGTCCGCCTCTATGGTACAACAAACATGGGTGTTTGCTATACCAGTGGTTATATAACAACCAAGTGGTCGCGGAACCCTAAACCGAATGAATACATCCGGCTGTTTCGCCGACAAAAATCCATAACTGCCCTTAACAACTGGGTCAAAGCGCGTCAAATCGCGGCCCTCCAGCAGATATTTTGCTAGGAAGGCTCCGACCGGGTTGAAAAGCCTGATCGGACTCAGTAAGATTAATTGCCTGCTATAGGCGACTTGCAAACGCTCGACGGCATACGCCACGCATTTGGTCGGAAACATTCCAAACCAAACCCTGCGCGTCGCCATCGTGCTGTCCATGCCATAATCCCAAAGGCGATGTTGGTACTTACCGCCACCAGAAACGAAGGTCACCAATTCTCCTTGTTCATTGAACATGAAGGTGGTGTTGTCCGTAGTGGAGCAAGCATCCTCGGGGACTACCGTGTAAATTAATACAGGATGGTCATTGTTAGACAATAACCACGGCATGTCCTCGTAATAGTCAACATCGCAATACCATAGGATATCAGTCTTGCCGATTTTCTCATTACGATTATCAGCATTGACATCCTTAGCCCAAAACCATTGCCTGTTCCCAGCTATGCCGTGTCTTTGATCGGATTTAGACATTTCACGGGAGTACAGGCGGCCACCAGCAGCTGCAGCGATTTTCCTTGCATGCAATGTAGCGGCGGTCCTTATGGCGGCGGCATCGGGGTGGGTGTGGCCCTTAACAGGTTTAGGGGCCACAAACACGGTGCTGGAGAAGGCATCTCGAACTACGTCTGAACTAATCTCAGGACGTCGTGAGGCCTTCTCCATGATGCTAGATAGCGCACGCCGCATATCTAGCTTCATCTTCTTCCAAGACAAACAGCACGGTGCGCCGGCCACTATAGGGCCGACGACAGAAACAACAATGATGCTTACCAAAACCATTATTTCAATTGGAAGGGTGGACGAGGTGATAAAGCTCGTCAGTTCTTGAGACGCAATTC